CTAATTTTTTTATTTTTAATTCTAATTAATAATGATAAACTAACTAAAAAAAATTGATATTTAAATGTTTTGAACTTTATATTTCAATAAATATAGGTAAAATGAAATTATAATATTGTCAAATATGAACAACAAACTTGAAACCCAGTGTTTGCAAAATATATTTGAAATTTTAAGAAATCTAAATTTATTCAGATTTTCATATGACAATGACCAATCTAAAATTAATCTAGTTAAATTGAAAATATTATATTATATGGAAGAAATCATCGATAACATTTTAAATAGTGACGAGGAACTACAAAGTTCATTACAAGAAAAAGAAACAAATCAAAAAGATTTATATAGAGCCTATTTATATTTCAAAGAATTAGAAAAATCCAAAACCAAATTTACAGATAATAATGATTCCAAACAATCTAGTCATTTAAATAAAAATCCAGATTTTTTTAACTTTTTAGGTAAGTTTTCTAGAAATTCCAAATCATATCCAAATGAATATTACCAATGTATGATGAACAAGTATCGTAGATTGTTTAAGATAGAAAATGAAATTGTCAAATCTAATTTTTCTAGCAAGTTAATTGCCGAAATCATTATTGTATTCGAAGCTGAAAAAGACTTGAATTTCTTAATTAGTAACGAATCCGTACTAAAAGAATTATGTACAGAACACAATAATAATATAAATCCCCTAAAATTCCTACTAATAGCCAAAAGAAAAAGTGAGGAGAAACTCGAGGAATCAAATAATAATTGTTCCAGTTCTAGTTCAAATCCAAGTCATATGTTTGGTCATAACAGTAATCATCTATCCAAAGACTTTTATGAACCACTAACCCAAAATGAAACAAAAGGTTATAGTTCCACATATTTATTTGATAATAAATATTCAGTTGTTAGTTACACAGATCCAACACAATCTAATTCTTCACAACCATCAAAAAAAAATGATGAATCTGAAAAAACGGAAACTATTGATAGTCTTTTCGATTTCGAGAAAAAATTTATGGATTTGGATGATCAAAAAGAGGTAGATTTATTATTTAAAAAAGTCGATTTATCACTCAACAGGGCGCTGAATAATAGGAATTATAAGGTCGAAAAATCTGATTTTTTTGATCCAGACGAATCAAAAAAATTACTGGATATCAAAAAATATAATGATGAAGTTATTGATTATATGAAAAAAAATTTTGGTATCGAGGAAGACACATCTATAACAGATTCGCAAATTATTGAAAAAACAGATACTAGAGAAACTAAAGAAACAGAAGTTAAAAAAAAAATATGTCAAGAAAATAATAATAATAATAATAACAATGACTTTAAAGATCAAGACAAACATGACACAACTATCGATAAGAAAAAATCATGTGATCTAAGTATGCGTAATATTGGCTCTAAATTAATTAATCATTATCATGAAATGACCTATGACATAAGTGAGTCTATAGAAACTTATACTGTTGAAAATATTCCCGAATTTATTGGACACGCAAGTTATATATGCTAGATATATGATTATATGAATTTATCACTAATTTTTTTATTAATATAAATTTTGAAAAATTTAATTATATATATATGAATATCAAAAGAGAAGATATTTATAGAGGTTTAATAATCGTATATCCCCATGGAACATATATTGCTTATGGAAATAAAGATATTATCGTAAAATCACTAAAATTATCAATTCTTAATAAGCCTTTATTACTAATAGAAAACAAACAAGCATTAGGTATTATTTATCTAAATAAAATTAAAGAAATTAACATAACTCAATTTGACAAAGACAAAAATAGACATCTAATAACAAACGAAGAAAGAAAAAAATGGTGGCCAAAAAAGAATATGTTATATGAATATTTTATTGGAAAAAAAATAATATTCTATTATCCAATTCCAATTACTTATCCACAAGGACCACAAGTATTGATTAAACCAAAAAATATTAGATATAAACAAAATATATATATAGGTACATCAGGATATGATTATAAATGGTGGAATTACAATTCGAAAAATAAACTAGAAGAATACTCAAATAATTTCAATTCATTAGAATTAAATGCTACTTTTTATAAATTTTACAAAAAGGAAAATTTTATTAAATTAAGAGATGAAACACCTAATAATTTCAAATTTACTGTCAAAGTCAATAGGAGTATCACTCATTTCAATCAATATGGAAAAATAAATAAATTTTTATCATCAGCTAAATATTTGGGATCCAAATTAAAATGTTTATTATTTCAATTCCCTTCAAGATTTAAATTTAATAAAAAAAATTTAAATAGACTAAACAAATTAAAAACAAAACCTATTAAATTAGGTTTAAAAAACTTAAAATTTTATTATGCTTTTGAATTTAAAAACAAATCATGGTTTAATGAAGAAACTTATTCTTTATTCAAAAAAAATAAATGGTGTTTAGTAATATCAAATATTAATTATACACATTCAGATAATCTTGATATCGGTTTTAATCCAAAATTAAATAATTATGTAATTACAACAAATTTTATTTATTTTAGAATGCATGGTTCAAATGATAAATATATTGGATCTTATAAAAAAGAATCAAAAAAAACTTTATATAAAATAATTGAATTTATAAGAGAATCACAAATAAAAAATTCATTTATTTATTTCAATAATACTGATTCGGGTTATCCTTTACCTGATGCAATTACTGATGCTGTTTTTCTAAATAAAAAAATAGGTTTTTAACTAAATTTGCAAAAAAATTGAACAATTATTTATATTAATGACTATAAAAATTCAAAAATTAATATGCGTATTACAAAATGGGTGCGAGAGAATCAAAGAATAATTCAATAAATACAAATCCCACCACACTTGACACAAAAATAATTTCCTCAATTCCAACCAGAGAAATTGGTTATAAAATTCCGGATTGGCAAAATTTTTCTAATTTTACATCAAAATAAAAGAGAATCTAGATGACTTGAAATATTTAACTAGAATTGAAAAAGATAGTATGAATATGTTCATTATTATGGAATATGAAAAATATATGGACATGTTTATGGGAATTTTAGAAACTATACCTAATGATTGTTATGATATTCAATTTTACATAGTTAATATTATAAAAAACGTAATTGATCATAAAAATATTAAATCATATTTTTATGAAAAAAAAGCATACACATATTTTATGAAAAAAATTAATTTTTATAGACATGAAGCTAATTATCAGAAAAATTGTTTTTATATTCTATCGAGAATTTTCGATGATAAGAAAAAAAGTTACAACTCTGATCAAATTGACGAATATCTAAATTTATTACTTGGTATGATATGTGAAAAAAGAAATGATGATTTATGTTACTATATGGATGTTTTAAATTATTTGCTTAAAAATGATAATATTAGAGAAAAATTCGCTAGTCAACATATTAATATATTAGAAAATTCGATGAATTCTAATCTAGAAAAAAATATATTATTGATAAATTTTTGTTTTGTTTTGAGATTTCAGTTGATGAGAAAATGTCAGGAAAAATTAGTGAAAATATAATAAAAAATATTATCTATTTAATTAAGGAAAATAAGAACGAAATAATATTAAGAAAGTGTGTAAATTTATTGAGTAATTTAATTGACGTTGACAAAGATCATATAATAAATATGTTATTTAAAAATAATTTTAATGAAATTGAAAAACAATTGTCAACTTATGGTATAAATGAAAATCAATTAACTAGTATAATCAAACTTATTAATGAAAAAACTACATAATTTTTTATAAAAATTTAATAATTTATATTATATTTTTTTATAAATTCTGTTCTAGTATAAATTGGGATACCAAGTTCTTCAGCATCCAATATTTTATTACTTTTATCCTTTTCGTCATCAGACTTAATTACCATTGACGTGCTCTTAGACACAGTAGATGAAACTTTAGCACCTTTATTTGTTAGATATTTTTCCAATTCTTTATCCCTAAATCCTGTAAAAACTATCTTTAGACCATTTAATTGAGATGATTGTTCTTCTTCTTTTGGTAGAGGAAGATTATATTTACAATTTTTCAAATAAGAAATATCAACAATTTTATTTATTTCACTAAAAAATTTTTTGAATTCCTTAAAATGAGCCACAAATCTATCTGCACTTTTATCACTAAATCCATAAACTTCTAATATCATTTTTCTTAATGCATTATCAGTATGATTTTCATTCATTATATTTGGATATTTATTAATTATTTCCTGTAATTTCTTTTCCCCCAAATTTCTCCCAAATATATGAGATGCAGCCATTAACGTGGCTAATGATGTGTTTTTTAGAGCATCATATATGTTTTTATATATTTTATCAACTATTTTTGGCCCTAAACCTTCTATTTTATATAAATTTTTCTTATCAGCTGCTAGAATGTCTGAGATAGTTTTATAACCCTCATCAACTAATTTTTTTACTATTCCTTCACTGATATATTTAACACCTAAACTTCTAAAGAAATGTGTTAATTTTTTGGTAATCACAATATCACCTTGTTCTCCATAAATATCTTTTAAAATAATATCAACACCCGTTTCGTTCCATTTCCACGGAACATCAGGCATTTGTGCCTGTTTAGCTGGTTTTACTACTTCCAATATATATGGAATTACATCACCACTTCGAGTTACTTTTATTACTGCTCCAGGACCCAATTTATTATCATAAACATATTTTGCATTGAAAGCAGTAATATTTTTGACTGTTACTTTTTTGAATTTTACAGGTTTTATTTCAATCGTTGGTTTTAAATATCCATCCATAGATGGAGTCCAAATCACTTTTACTATTTCAGCTTCTTCTATTTGATCAGCAAGTAAAGTTTTAAATGCAAAACCATATTCAGGATAGCCTTCCATATGTTCGTATACTTTACTATTATCAATAACAACAATCCCATCTATTTCAAATTCCGATTCGATACGTCTTTTAATAAAATATTCTGATAACATATCAAATGAAATATTTTTTTCGACTTGATAAGTAACAACTTTAAATCCATATTTTTGAAGTAATTGTAACTGATCTAAACTTTTATATCTAGGATTTAGTATCGCATATGCTACAAATTGACAAAGTTTTGCAACTTCTATATTTGGATTTTTCGAATTAACTACACCTGATGCGGCACTTCTTGCGTCAACCATGATTTTGTCGATTTTTTTAAAATCTTGTTTACTAATTATAATTTCCCCTCTTATACTCGTATTATTTGGTATGTCTTTTAATTTTACCGATTTAGGAATAACATATTTCATTAAGTGTGATATTTCTGCTCCATATATTCCATTACCCCTCTTATATAGAGAAAATACACCATTTTTATCTTTGTAAAATTGTGCCGATGCTCCATCTAATTTATCACTTAATACATATGGTCCTGGATATTTATTTGTAAAAGTTTCTAATTTTTCCTTTTCTGGTCTTATTTTATTTAAAGAACCCATTGGATATGGTAATTTAACAGCGTCTTTTTCGGGTGCGCCAACTATTTTCAGATAGGGATTTTTGGGATCTCTCTCTTCTAAAACATTTCTTAGTATATCATAATTTTTGTCAGATATATAATTTTTTTTAGTGTCTTTCTCAGGTGCATTATAATAGAGATCCGAAAAATATTTTAATACGTTGACCAACTCTTGAATTGATAATGAGTTTGCATATGCTTTTGGATCTTTTTCAATACTTGAAACATCGATTTTAGTGGTTTTACTCATTTATATTTTATATATTAAGTTTATATTTTAAAATATTTACATTTCATTTTTTTGAGATTTTTTTATTAATAAATAAAATTTTAATTTTCTCTTATCGAGTTAATTAATTTCTCCAGATCATTCCTAATTTCTATATCACTTATTTTTGATAATAAATTACTTAATTTAACACCCAAATTAATGTCAATAAATAATTTTTGAAAATTAGTTGTGGGAAATCTCCTATCATAAATCATGTTTTTTGTTGAATTCAATAAATTATTAAATATTTTTATGTATATTTTCATTATGTTTTTTTCAGTATCAATTAATGTTAATAATTTATCAATATGTGATATTTCAATATAATATTTGGCATTATCATTTGATAATATAAGAGATATACAATTTAAAATTTTTTGTGTTATGACCATATTTTTTTTATCTTTTTTGGCAGAAACCAAGCAATCAATGAGTTTATCAACATAATCATTAAAGAAAAACAAATCCTGAATTAATTTATTACTAATAATTTTTTCGACATTTTCAACATCATTAAGATTAATATCATTTTTGTTATTAACAAGTGAATTCACATAAAATTCCACTATTTTATGACTTTCATAATTATAATTATACATTAGACAACTTGCCAAAATACTTTTATAATTATTTTTTTGTTCGGGTGATATTAATCTTTTAATGATTATTTTCATTAAACATTCGGAATAATTTTTTGTTTCCGCAAGTTTGTTAATATATTTAATATCTCTATCACAAATAAATTTAATTTCGTCACCAATAATTGATATTAATTCAGTATCTTTTGTTTTATTTAAAATATTAATTAAAAGAGAAAAAAATCTGTTAATATATTGATCTGGAAAATTAATTTTGTAATTAATTGTATTAAAATATTGTTGTAATAATAATTTGTCATCATTTTCTGTACAATTTTTTTCGATAATTTTACATTTACTGTTTGGGTCTAAATTATATGTTTTATTCTCAACTGCTTGTTTCCCAATATTTAGTCCCATTATAATATTAAAATTTTTTATATGATTTTTAACATAAACATTATTTCAATTTTTTATCACTTCTTTGAATTTATTTGCAATAGTAATTGAAGAAAAATTATTTTTAATATACTTATAATTAATTTCAGTGTTTTCTCTAATTTTTTCATATTCTTTCAAATTTAGTTTTAAATATTCATTTTCATATAAATATCTCATTATTTTCTTAAATTGTTCTTGATTTGGATAAGCCCATTTCATTATACTTCCATCCAAATATTCATTATGTATACATTTAGTTCTTGTACAAGTCGAATGATCTCTAAATAATTTTTCCGATTCGATACATGGTTTCACATAATCCAGGATATAGTCTACAAAATAACCTGTTTTGATATAATCTATTTGTCCTCCATATCCAGTTATAATTACCGATTTTTTTAAATAAGCTGATTGGCAAGCACCCAAACCAACTCCTTCTGAATGACATAATGATAAGAAACAATCACAATTATAATATAAGTTAAACATGTCGTTATCATTTAAATAATCAACATTTATTATAATTTTTGGTGGATTTTGGTAATTTTTAACTATATTTTCGATATATATTTTTAATTTATTATTATCATTTTTATTATTATTGACAAAAGTCTTAACATATAATAAAGTATTATCTTTATTTGAAAAAGTAGATAAATAACAACGAATGGTTTCTTCGACACACTTTCGAGCATTCCATTGAGATACAATTAAAAATGTGTAATCTTTATTGGAAATATTTTTGGGAATGTAATCATTAAATTCGATTAGGTGTTCAATTGTGTATATAGGTTTTTTTATCACGGTTTCAGTAACAATTTTATTATATTGTGATGGAACTATTAAAGCATCAACTGAATTCAAATGTTTTATCCATTCTTTTGGCAATACATCAGTTTCCCAAGCAAATAATCCAAATATTTTTGTTTTCATATTATTGTATCTTTCTAATTTACATAAATTATGCCAATGATCCGGCATACAATGAATAATTACATAATCATAATCTATTTTTTTATTATATAATAAAATTTGTTGGTTAAATTTGGGACCATTTTCCAATTTGTTTAATCTTTCAACATATGGATAATCAAATGTTATTGATGCACCATGTTTGTGTAGTACATACATATAATCTAGAGCAGCTATCGCATATCCTGAAGTTCCTAATGGACATATGTATTTTATTTTGATATTTTTTAATAGATCATCAACAACTTTAATTTGATCATGTTGTTCTTGTAATAATTTTATTTTATATTTGATAAATTTTTCAATTGGTTTAACATTATAATTATATTCATAACTATCATAAAAACATTTTTCCATTTGTTCAATCGTTAATTGTTTATCATTTATATGCGAGAAATAAGCATTAAAACCTTCTTCATCTGGTACTCGATGTAGAATTTTCCAATATGTTTGATTCACTAATTTACATACATTATATTCTTCAGATTTACTAATTGAATTTAAGATTTCTTCATTTGATTGTTTTAAATAAAAATTTAACCCATCATAATCAACATTTCTATTAAGAAGATTTAGATAGATCTCATTTATCTCACCAGCACGTTGATTCTCATTACATATTTTCGTCATATAGTTTTTGTGTTCGTCACTATTTAGTAAATTTATTTTCAGAATTTCTAAAGTAATATTTTTTCTCATAATTTGATCATATATATAATACACATCACTAATTATCGCATTTCTATTTAGATAAAGTTTATATAAATTATTAATATTTTTTCCAATATTTATGAAATTTTTGTATTCTTCAAATTCAGTCATATTTTTTATTTCTTTGAATATTTGTGTTGAATAATTTGTTTCATATTGTTCGACATTACTATTTTCTAATATATTAATATTTTGAATGTTATTTAATTTTTTAATCATAATTTCGTTATGAAATCCTAATATATCTATTAAACTAGTACCAATAATATATTCTTTTGTATTAATATTCATTTTCTCATAATCTATATTTTTGGATTCTATAATTTTTCTAATAATATTTATTATGTTATTAGTCATAATATTTGGCATTAATGTTAATTTACTATATAATTTTGCATTTTCACTCATTTCGTTTCTTAATTTATCATCTGTTAGTTTAATAATAAATGATGCTAATAATTCGATTTCTTGTTCATTTGTCAGATTTACTGGTAATTTGAAGGTACATATGTTTGGAAAATCTTTAAATTGATCCACATCAGATATAATACATGGTTTATTATAATATAAGAATTTTGTAATTGTACCTGAACTTTCTCCATTTGTAGGGTATCTTAAACCAATTGCAACATTCATATTTTCTATTAATTTGTTAAATGTTGTAATATCAACAAAATCAATAATTGTCACGTATTTTTCTATATCTAATTTTTTTACCATGTCACTAATATTTTTATATCCTGGTACTGCTGAATTATTTGCATATTCTTTGCCAACTAGATACAAATGAATATTTAAATTATTATTGTTGGTTACAATTTTTAATGCTTGAATAATTTTGTCAATTCTTTTATTTGGTGTCATATGACCAAATACTCCAAATTTAATAGCATTTGTTTTTTTAATATTATCAATTATATTATTATCAGGATAATCGTTTGAATTATTTCCACCATGATTTCCCATAGGAACATAAAATATATTATTACTAATATTTGTTTGATATTTTTTTCTCATCTGATCAAAAGCCCAAATTGTGTGTGTTATGACACCACGACATTTATTTAATAAATTAAAGGTTATCGTATCATCTTTATTAATTAATCTTATTCCGTTTAGTAAGGATTTACAGGATTGATCATAAACTGATTCATTATAAATATTTTTATTATAAAATTTCATATCTTCAATATTACATAATGATAACATTAAATCATTTATTTTATAATCGTGTAAGATTATAAGTCCTGGAATTCTTGTTGCCATTATAAAAATATCACCATGATAATTATAATCATTTCCGATATTATATATTATAAGATCGTATTTAAAATATGTGTCATATAATTTTTTTAATTCGAATATTTCTGATTTTTTTAGATTAACTTTTTTGGTATTTGTATATACATCAACGTTAAAATATTTGTCAATTTCATATACTAAATCTTCAGAATAGTCTGCAATACCAGATTTATCTAATGGTAATGGTGAAACGTAGGCAATATTATATTTTAATGTTTTTTCTTTCTTTTCAGTAATTATTTCATTTAGTATAGATAAATACATATTTCTAATCTTACCAATATCAAATTCACTATTAACAAAAATATGTCTTATTTTATTATCTTTAGCAAATTTTATAACTCGAATATCCGATGATAATATCACATCAAGATGATTGAGTTCATCATGTTTTAATATATTAGTTAAATTTGTTAATTTTATTTTTATTAATTTTTTATTATTCGGCAAATTATCTTCGTCATTTGAATAATATATATTTGCATTATCAATTTCAATCAATGAGTTATAAAAATTAGTATTATCATATGGTGTTATTAGAATTCTCATTATTATTTAGATAGATTAAAAAAAGAATTATGGTAGTATTTATTTAAAATAAAGATCTTAAGCATCTATTA